GATTCAGCTAGGTGGACTAACTTTCCCTCACTACCTATGCTCTCGTCAAGTATCTTTTTAGTTATCATCTGAGGATGCCCATCATGTGGTTCGATATCAACCCATTCAAAGATGCGAAGAACCTTTGCTGCTCGCAATGCGTTGCTGATGATTAACGCAGGATCATCAGTATGCTGGAGACAATTGTATATCCAGCACTCATCGAACCCCTCTTCTACCACGTCCTCACCTCGCATCACCAGACATTCAACACCATGCTCATGGTAGCGAGCGTAAGTCCATTGTGGATACTGGAGCGGATCCACCACCAATGCCCTGCCAAGTCCCTTTGCCTTTAACAGCATGGACGTTGGGCCACCTCCTATGTCCAGCACTGACTTGCCTGACAGGCTGAACCCGTAGCCAACCTGATGCAGTCCCATGAATCTGCCATAGACGTAATGCTTCTGGTCTTCGTCGAACGTGTTGCAGCAGTCTCCCCAGTACTGCGATTCAAATGTGTAGTCACTCATTTCAGTTCCTCCTTCAGCTTGCGATAGTGTGCCACTGCTTGGGGCCATTGGTCATGCCAGCCTGATGACGCTACTAGTCGATCCGCGCAGTCCTTCCATCTGTCACGCTCTCGCTCAAGCTCACGGGCATGAATAACATTAATATATACGGAACTTGATTCATCACCACAAGTTGTTACTGAATCGCTGATTGTAAGCCCGTCATGTTTTTCTATCTCATCTGTCTCTGGTGTATTATTCATATTGTTTCGTGACAAATAGTGGGTAGTATTTGTCACAAGGTTTGTTAGTGATTGGATGGGTAAGTCATTGTCATTGCATCGATTCCGTTGCCATCAGCGTACCACCCTGCTCCGTTGTACACGTCTAGCACGTCTTGGAAGTACTTCTCGTACCTCGGTGCAACCTTCTCAAGCGTGAAGTTCTCTCCGAATGCACGGCAGTCCGCTGGTTTGATCTTGTCAATGTTTTTGATAGCATCGACGTAATCACCCATCGTGCGGCATCGATACCCAGTGACTCCGTGGAGGTTGTTCTCCGCGAAACTACCCCAGTCGCTGGTGATGGTTGGGGTTCCAGATAGCAGGTTCTCAATCTGGACTCCACCGAATGGTTCCACATACTGGCTAGGCAAGAATGATGCCTTGGCTTTAGACATCAGTTCTTTTCGCTTTAAAACGTCAGCATAGCCCACATACTCAACGTGGGGTGGAAATGTATACCCTGCCTCCTTCTGACCCGCTACAACTAGCTTAACGCCTGCCCTGCGCGTTGCATCGATGGCGATATCAACTCCTTTGCCAGAGTAGACCCTGCCAAGGTACAGGAAGTAATCCTCCTTCTTGTCATTGAAGTCGAAATCATCGATGTCAAAGTAGTTAGGTATCACAACGGAATAGTTATCTTGCTGGCACTGACCAACTGCACCCATGCCACAATGAGCGTGATAGATGGCATAGCTCTCCCACACCTTCCACTTTGCCCAGTGACCCCCCGCGTACCCTATCCCCGGCTCAACTACGATCATATCATGTTGGTGTGCATCACATATCGGTCTGACTCCAGACCCCCAAAATGGAAGAATAAAGTCGTTCTTTTCCTTTCTAAAACCTACCTCCCGAATGGCATTTGCGTAGAACGTCTTGTATGCGTGATCCTCGGTGTTGAATTTGAAGAACGTCTTCCTCCAGTCATGACTGCCATAACTCTTAGCAAAGTCATCATTGGTCAGGACGCTGACGTGTTCCGTGCAGTCCAGAACGCTGTCCTCATGGCCATAATGGATGACTTCATGGCCCCTACTGGTCATCATTTTGCCGAATTTGACTACCTTCTGCGTGTATGCACAGGCATTAAACTCTTTGCTTGTAACTGTGTGCGGAAGCCCCAGTGCGTGGAATCTCATTTTTGTTGTTTTCATTATGTACTACTGCTGTTATGTGAAGTTATTGGTTATTTTCCTTGTTCTTCAGCTTGTTGATCAAGGACTTCTGCTTGTTTACGTCATGTTGCAATTCATGGATGATTTGCCGCAATTCTCTAATGTACTGCTTTTGTTGCTGAATTATACGCATCTCTGGTGTTATCTCATGCGCTTTCATAGGTTCTCTAGGATCTCGGTTAGCTTCGCTTTCATGTTATTGACTTGTTTCAAATTGTAATAGTCTTGTGCGCTCACTTCGTATGTTGAGTACCTGTGGAGGCACTTCTGGTTATCGCAGTATCTACGTCTCGAAAATCGATTGCCGAAGTCACGGCACTCCATCACATGGGTCGTAGAACTGCATTTTGGGCATAATTTGACCATTATGATTTAACCCTAGATATGGGGTATTTAAAATATGTTGCCACTATATGGTGATTATTATCGACAACATCAGTGATTTTGTGGTTAAAATGCATTAGCAAATCGTTCGCTTATCCCACATGATCCTCTCCAGTCGCTTCGATCTGCGGTAGTCTCTCCTCTGGTTCCCTTCCTTGGATTAACTCAATGGGTTCAGCACTTCTATCACCGATGGTGAATGTGACGTTGAGTGGTTTTGCTTGTGTCGATTCGATTTCGATTTTGTCTCCGTACTGACGTGCGTTCCACTTACCTAGTAGACGGATACGAGTGTCAATTCTGACCCTCTTCTCCTGAGCATCGAGCATTGGATCATCAGCGATTCTTATGCAGTCATCTGCGATTGCGTGAGTACCTATTTTTCGTGATAGATGAGATTTATTGCGGAATTCTTCATTTGAGCATTCCCAACGCCATACTGTTGAGTAGTTTGGCATACCTTCGAGATTGCAGATAGATGAGAGTGTTTGACCCATTGCGAGTCTCTCGCAGATTTCATCTCCGAGAGCTTCGTCGTACTTGGGAGGAGTGCCTACTTTTCGTGCTGGTTTAAAGCTCATATGGTTGCTTGGGTTTAGGTTTACGCTTTGGTAATTGTGACTTCGGTTCGTTGCTCGGCTTGGGTGCGGACTTTGACTTGGCTGAACGTGATTTCGACGCTTTCGGGGTTATCGTCTGGGATGAGTTTGGAGTATCTAATTTGGTCAATGAGAGGTTTGCAGCCTCCAGCGAGGTTGTCAACGTCGAGTGTTTTTGTGGAGTATCTTGTAATTGAGAGAGTGTAGAGCGGATTGCACTTAGCAGTGCAGTCCTTGCTAGTTTCTTTTGTTTTGTGTACTTTGTCCAATGCGCGTTTAGGAGCGTGTTTAACGAGGGTGTCAAGTAGCCGTCTAGATGGAGGTTTATAGTCATAGTAGTAATGTCCGTCTGGTGCGAGGGAGTAGCCTTTCTCTTTGAGTTGTTCAGTTGTCCAGTTCATAGTATTCCGATTCTAGAGTATTTAGCACGAAGCAATCTTTCTGCCGTCTTGGTTTGTTGTCTTGCGCTTGTGAGGCTTTTGTTAATGAGTTTGCTAACTTGGTTGAATGACCTGTGGTTTCCATCATTAAGTCCATAATAAAGCGTTAGTGCCGTTTTTAGTTTCTCTGGCAATTGGCTTATAAACGAATCCAGTTGTTCAAACTTTTCTTCTTCAATCAAGTTCATTGTTCGATTAAATAATCTTCTGGGTTGGGATCCTGTTGTGCTTCGATTGTTTTGCCGCAGGTGTTGCACTTGCAGTTGCCGTGATCATCGACTTCCATGACGTTGTCGCAGCACTCTGGTACTTCGTCTTGTTCTGGTGGGTCATTCCAATAGTCGTTCATAGCGGGTATAGTTGTACATGATTTTGTGGATTTATACCTTATCTAGATCAATCAAACTTTTTGCTCGTATTCCTGCTTTTATGATTTGGTTGTGTGCATCATCAACGATGGTTAATGGGAGCAAAATCTCTTTCAGATCCTTGTATTTTGTTCTTACGAAGATTTCATCCGTTTCAATTTCCCCGTCTTTTATGCTGGTTGTCAGTTGGAATCGTTTGGGAAGCTCATAGAGTTTAGCGGACAATGGATTGGCTTCCATGTCGAGATTCCAGAACAGATCGATCATGTTGTTTGCTTGCAGTACTGATATTGTGCCATCTGGCCATTTTGCTAGGTATGTTTTCATTTGATTGTTTAAAACTTTTTTAGGTTGTCTTGGTCTAGTGCATAGCCTTCTCCGTGACCAAGGTTGATTATGTTCGATGGTTTGATCAGGTCTTCTTGCCATGCCCATCCAACGTAGTCGAGTGATGGAGCGTCCACAACGCACAGGACGTACACATCAACGTCTTGGTTTACCTTGAGCGTGGATAGTAGGCGAGCGTGTGGATGCTTTGATGCTTTGATGTCGTATCTATTGCCGCTTGGCATTACGCCGTCAGCGGATCCACTCCTTGGTGATAGACCAAGGTCAGGGAATACATTCATTAACTTTGCGAAGCCATACTCTGCCATCATTCCGATTACGTCTGCCTCTGCTCCGTCTTGGTTGCCAATCTTGGCATCCTTGACTTTATTGCTTCTTGCAATGAGTGAACGCATCCTTCCAATGAGTTGACATATCTGCACCTCGTCAGGGTTGAGTGTAAGTTGCATAGTCTATCGTGATTGCTGAATGAATTTGAGTGCGATTGCCATTAGCTCAGGGTAGTCGCGCAGTGACTCTAGGTAGGATTGGAACATATCATCGATAGCCTGTTCAGCGAACGGGTCAGGAATGATCTCAGCTTTGACCTGTGCGTCCTCCAATTCCTTGTTGGCTGCCCTCAGTGCAAAGATAGCAGCGGAGCAGAATACGGACAATTGTGCGGCAATGGAGCGGTAGTCCTTGTTGCATTCCTTCAGACGTTCAACTTCGGAGGTGTATGGTGTTTCGCTCATATTAATATTTATAGAATGGATTTAGTGGGTTGGGTTTACTGATTTTATTATCACTGGAAGCATTCCTTATGAATTCCACATAGTATTCTTTAGCGCACTTTAGTGCCTCATCACGTTCAAGTTCTGCTCTAGCTGCAATGTCTACAGCGCACCTCCACTTGTTCTCCCACCCAACGATAGCATCCCTAGCCTCGTTACGTTCTTGGCAGAATCTTTCTGCCCTGCCCTCTGCCTGTGCAATTTGAGATAAAGCATCGTCACGCTCTTGCTCCAGCCTAGCCAACTCGCTGGTGGAGTGCAACTCCAGTGCGGTAAGTCTGTCAGCCAGTTGCTTTGCATCATCTCGCAACTTGTATACCTCAGTTGGTGTCCAATCAGCACCTTCGCAACCGCACTCGTAACTGCTACGGGCTTCGCACTGGCAATGCTTACCGGGGAAGTAATCTGGTGACCGATAGTTCTCATATGTAGCCTTTGTGAAGGTCTTGTCATCTTTGTCCACAGGGGTCTTTGAAGTGTCCCCTTGCATCAACCACCGCATACCGATCCCTGTCTCATGCGAAATACGAAGAGCGATATTTTCTGTTAGTGGTATCTGGCCACACGAAGCCTTTTTTAACCACGAAGTAGAGCGTCCAATCTTTTCTGCAAATCGAGCCTCATTTCCAGCAGTAGATCCAATTACTGAGCGGAGAACTGACAAGCAGGTTTTATGTTGTGGATTAGCCATAGTTTTTTTAATATATTTATAAAATGGGGTGTGAGGTTTTATGTAGTTACCTCACAGGGTCAAATGATAACCAGCCCACATGGTGGCCGCTACAATCCCTTAAAATTAGTCAGCGTTTTTTCGGATGATTTATAATGTTTTTTCGGATGATTTATAAGTGGCTGTGGTTTTTGGGGTCACAGCCAACCCCCTTATCCCCTGCTGATCGGGAGTTCCCAACCTAGCGAGGAAAGTGTTGTTAAAACGGAATGTCATCTCCATCCGAATCCTTGGCCCGTGCTGGAGCGGATTTGGCCTTTGCAGAGGTTTTGCCAGCATCCTGATCCTTTGGCTTTACTGATAGGCTAAAGAACTTCTTGCCAGTCTTTGATTCCTTGAGCCACCCATTGAGCCAGTAATCGGTTCCCTCAATGTTGAGGGATCCGTTGTAGTCTGGGTGGGTGTCCAGTTCTTTGCGGTCATTCTTGAAGAGTGATCCGCGATTCGTGTTGTCGTATTCCATATTATTATAGTTAGTTTATATTATTGCAGCGTTTTTGTGGTGCGCTGCCACCAAGTCTGCATCTGTTTGCAGAAAGTGTAATGTTATGCTAGTCGCTCCAGCAATCGTAGCTTCCTTCGTAAACATATCCATTTTCGTCTTTCGTTTCATGGAACGTGAACGATTGACCAAACATATCATGAGATGCACAGATGGATTCAACGATAAGATTCGATAGATAGGACTTGGAAGTGATGCGGAATGTTCCCCAGTCCCGTGTGCCTCGGTCGTTGCGAGACTTGTCTGCCTCGACTGTGATTACGTTTAGTTGTTTCATTTGATATGGTGTATTTATTTAGCTAACGGCACTACATCTAGGGTTAAAATTCAAACTCGTCAACAGAATTTTCTTCGATGTGCGAAAAATATTTATTGTAGATTTCTATTGCCAGATTGTATTTTTCCTGAGCGTCCGCAAACCTAGATTTGGTGCGGGTCTGCCAGATTGCTGTTGCAGTGTCTAGCAGAAAGCAAGCCTCGTCGAAGTGGTGATTAGTGTTCATCTATTTGTTCAAATCTGGAAATTTCTCCGCGCATTTTTACAGGCACGAATACGTCACGTTGACCACGCCTATTCTTGTCGATGCGTACACGCGAAGTTGATTGGGTTTCTGTTTTCTTCCTGAAGGATGACGCTTCTTTTTTCTTCTCGTCAGGATGAGAGATGATGACCAAAAAATCAGTGTGGTGACCGATTGCGCGGGACTCGCGTACTGCGCCTTCGTCGTTGAGTTGTGATGCAGTCATAACCACGGATTTTGTTTTGAGTGCAGTTAACTTCAACCTGCGCGATAGTTCGCTTACTGCCTGTTCTCGGTTATCTGCGGTTGGCATGGTCACGATTTGTAAGTAGTCCACAATGATGAGATCTGCCTTGCCAAGTGATGCAAGACGGGATGCCTCTGCTACGATTTCTCCCACCTCGGAAAGATCATCTCGGATCGTGAGGTTCATCTGCATGAGTTGAGTTATTGCGCTGGAGATATCCTTTGCTGATGCAACACCTCTCCACTCTGTTACACCCTCCATCTCGCGTAGTGGAAGGATTGTTTTCCCAAGCAGATTGGAAGCTATACGTTGCAAGATTGCCTTTGCTGGCATCTCTAATGAAAAGATGGCAACTGATTTTCCATTTAGCAGTGCCTGAAGTGCTGCCTGATACAGCAGGATGGATTTACCTCCAGAGGTCTGCGCTCCTACCACTAGCATCTCACCACGTCTTGCACCTCCTCCCAGCAGTTTGTCCAGCTTGGGAATTCCAGTTGGAAAATTCTCCAATGGGGTCTTGTCCTCCAGATCATCCAAAAAGTCGTTTAAATGCGCCTTCACGTCCTTGCATTGCGATTCGGGTACGATTGCATTGGCAAAGGACTCAGCGAGGCTAGAAAGGTCTGCTTTCATCGCACAAATATCGTCATGGTTATCCTCCCACGTTTTGATGGCATCCCGATACCCTTTTGCCTTGATGAGTTGCGCTCGATAGTCTGCTGCGGTTTCAACGCACATAGCACCGGGGGACAGGAAGATTGTCTGTAGTACTTCCATGACTCCATCCTTCCCTCCGCAAGCATTCAGCTTGCCCGTTGTCTCAAGGTCACTCAATGCCCCTAGTGCGTTGGTGCTTCCAGTCCGCTGGTACACTCTCTCCAGTGCGGTGTAGATTAACTTGTGTTGTGATAACGCAAATAGGTCTTCTGACCATGCGAGGTGAGGTAGTACCTCTGGGTCGATTGCGATTAGCGATAGTGCCGCTTTTTCTGCGGTGATTGCGATTGGTGTGTTTTTCATATTAGCAAGCCCTCTGGTAAGTATCCTGTGCTTTGTAGACCCATTCTGCTTTGAACCCTTGCCATCCTCTAGTCACGCATTCAGTGATTGCCTCATCTAGTGTCCATCCAGCTTCCTCAGCTTCACGTTGGATTCCGTTAAGCGCAGTTTGGGTTAGTGGTGATTTCTTTGCCTTCCTGATTTTAAGAAAATCATTCCAGACCTGTTCAGGAACTGAATCTGGTCTATTTATATTATTAGTAGTAGAAGAAGAAGATGAAGAAGAAGACTGTAGTGTTGCCTTTTGGTTGATACCATTTGGCAAGCAATCTTCAACCACCCTTGCAAGTGTGGTTGAACCACCCTTGAGTATTTTACGCATTTCGGCAGACTTCTTTCCACCTTCAGCACTTTTCCGCGCCCATTCATTCTGTTTAATGATTTCCTGCTCCAACCTCTCATGCACCATGCATGAAGTGTCGTTGGGGTGTGGTTTGAACATGGTTGCAACGGTGGTTGCAAGGGTGGTTGAAGCACCCTTGCCAATCAATCGTGCTATTTGATCTGGATTCGATGGAATACTTCCGTGCTGCCAACAATAGCAAAGCAAGCGAATGTAAGCACCCTCTTCCTCAAGACTCATCAACGCTACACGTTGAGATCCCAAGTAATCAGCGGGGTAAAACTGAAACGCTGGACGTTTAATTTTCATAGTTTAAAAAAAGACCCACCTCAAGTGATACTCCCGCAAGGAATCTTGTGGGCATGAGGTAGGTCAAATTAGTTGGTTTTTAACGATGGTATCAAACATCGCGCTTCGTCTGAAGCTAACTCAAAATATCTAGTTTTTGGATCTCGTCAAATTGTTTTTTACAGACCAGTCCCAGAGTTGCAAAATCTCCGCTGCCTTATCGTCTACATTGTCTTGTTTCAACCCGTACGATTTTAAATCGAGCCATGTACCATCTGGCAATTCACCAGTGCATTTTACCTCGTAGCACACGTTCGGGTAACCATGTTTTCTGTGGTCATAGATGTAAACCTCAACCTGTTTCTTTTTACCTTCGTTGCAACGGCACTCTTCATGCCCTGCGAAGGTTTTGTAAAACGAGATATCCGATTGTCCAAGGTGATCCTTGAATTGCTTCCATCCATTGCTTGTTAGCTTATCAAAGTTCAGATCGTTCATAGTTTTGCTTTCTTGGGTTTGTCTTCAACTAGCTTTACAATTTCCTCTGCAACATCTGGCAGGATTTTAGTGAGATCGTATCCCGCTGACTCGCAGTACTTCTGCAATTTTGTAGCAGAGATGCTACCTCCGAATAGCTTAATGCTGTCGGAAAGTGACATTTCGGTGCAGTTTCCGATATGTTCGATAACCTCCGCAGGGTATGTCTCACGTCCCTTTTGGCGTTGCAGTTTCCAACCATAGACTTTCTCACCTGCTTGCAGCTTTTCCTTCAGCAGATCTTTTGCCCAATCGACGAGGTAGCTGTTGAAAATACTGCTCTGTTTTACAAACGTGGAGAGTCGATCCGCATCACCTGCGAGATGCTCCTGCATTTGCGCGAGGTTGGTCTGTAGGTCGTTTTGAACCACCTCTAGGGTGTTGGCAACTGGGCTAGTGATTTGCTCGCACGTTGATGCCTTTTTGCACCAGCGGCAATAATCGCAAGCGGTTGGAGTTTTGTCTGGGTCGTTATATGCTGCAATCACTCCCTCAACAACTGCCTTTGCCTCGTCAATTGTCCAAGAGTGCGTGACTACCCGCTCCTGATCACAGAACAGCAGGTGCGTAGTCCATTCGCGAATAGCGTATTCGCCAGTCTCGAAATCGTAGCTTGCTGCCATGTTGCCGTAGGCATAGGCACACTGCTGCTCAAGATACGAACGTAGGATTCCTGATTTTAGGTCTAGGCTAGTATGTATGGCAGGGATACGGCAATCCTCGGTTCCAACGTGATCGATCCCCGGAGTTTTGACCTTCAAACTATCCTCGTCGGTGACCACCTCAGAATCGCCAGCGATAGTTTTTGTCATCTCAACTGCCCACATGACCGCATCAGCGTCCTTGGAATTCAGGTCAAGAAAAGGCTTGTTGTTCCCCATGAACATTTCACGGAATGCCTCGTCCATTTTAGTCCCGCGAGACGCAGCAGGGGAGTTACCCCCCGCTGACTCGAAACATGGACACTCAGCCAGCTTAGGAAGCAATGAATGACGGATCATTTGGCCTCCCATTTTGTTACTGCTGCCAAGAACTTCTCTGGTGAGACGATGAGGTTGTCACGATACTTGCCAGCGGGAAGATCTGTCCATAACTGACCTACCTTTATCTCCCCTTTACTGATCAAGTATCCCGTAGCCGATTCAGCTTTGGTTGCGATTACTGCCTCCACTTTTGTGAACCAGTTTGGATCCTCTTTAGGTGTTGCAGGTGCTAGGACTTTTGGTGGCAATGTCCTAGCTTGCGGAACACTGGAGGAGCGTCCCATTGCCATCTCACCATCGTCATCCAAATCGTCAGAACATACCATTACGAGCGATTGCAAGGCATACCTGCGAGCATAACTGATTAAAGACCCGATTCCCTGCGGATCTTCCTTCACTGGTTTCATGTATAGACGTGATTTTATCCACTGACCGCTTGAATGGATTAGCATGGATTCAACGTAGTATCCGCTTTCGTCGTGTGATGGAAGCTGAACCACAGAAAGTCCGTTTGCGGTTAGTGCTGGTCGTACTGTTTCCCAAACCTGCGCCAATGAAGCGTAGTTGGACTTGAAGAATGGGTTCTTTGCGTCCTTGTGGACTGTTCCGTTCTCTGATTGCGCTTTTGCAAGTGCAATTGCTAGTTCTGCTATGTTTTCCGATTGTGTGTTCATTTGTTTTGGTTTGTTTACTGGTTGGTGAAGTCTTCAAATTTACTGCAAGTCTGGTCATCCCGTTTGCGTTTGTCGCAATATTGTTTGAAACGATGGAGGATGTTTTCCTGTCCAAGCCTGTAGCAAGCGAAGCAGGATGCGAATGAAAGAATGAAGTATGAGACTGCGATTGGTGTGGTCATTTGTTTTGGGTGAGTACTATGGTTATTCCAAGGATTGCGATTGCTGGAGCGATTGCCGTGAACGCATCCAGCATATGCTGGAGCGTCACAAGCAGTGGAGTTGAGATGAATGTTTCGATGATGCTCATATTAGAAAAGAGCAAGTGCGTTCCGTGCTTCCTCGTCAGACAGGATGAGATCACTGCCGCAATCGAGGTAAGCGTGTTTGCCCGTGGACTGCTGCCAGCAGTAGAGGAGTCTGCGTCCACTGCGTGATGTGAAGGGTTGCTCGGTTCCACCGCAAGCGGGGATCCAATTTCCTTGCGCGGCTTTTTCTGCGAGGTGGTTGATGAGGTCGGTGATGTTCATTAGGGTTGTAGAATAATCAAAGCGGGTTGGGATTGTCAACAAGGTTTTTTTGGAAAGATTCCAGCGGATTTTAAAGCGTCTTTGCACTGGTCGATCAGCAACGAATCCTTGTGACCATATGCGTCAACAACCGCTTGTAGTGCTTGCACCAATTTTGTGTGAGCAGCGTTTTTGTAATGCTCAGAAGATTTGAATAGTTTCATTTTGTTGGTTGGGTTTGGAGCGGGGATGGAACCCGCTCCGTTTGGGTTAGACAAAATAAGAGCGAATTGCTTCCGAAGACCAAGGCCCCATTGCGCAAGGGTTGTTTTCAAATTTGATCCACCATTGCGATTTC